AATCTTGAATGGGCTCAGTGCTTCGTCACCGACATTGGTATCGGTGCTTGCTTGACCAGCGCCGTTGCTGACGAAACCATCGCCATAACGTACACGTAGTGTGTGGATCTGAGCCACTGGACCAGTCATGGGCTGAACACCAACGATTTCGTTGGCAATAACAGTTGGCATAACACGGCGGATAACCGGTAGAATTACACGGTTTAGAGTAGCGATATTACCTGCAGATGTTGCACCACTGGTGGCAGCTTCTGCAAGATACTTCTTGGTATTTTCCAATACCATTGACATTGTAGTTTTACGATTACCAGATAGACCTTCCAACAGGGCAGCTTTGGTTTCGTCCCAACGTCCTTCAATTAGTTCTTGTGTCATTGTTACTTTCTCCAAAATTAACGGTTAACAAGACCAGCCAAGCGTCTCATCTCAATGATGTTATTAGCCTGAACAGGTTCGGGTTTTGTAGTACGGTCGCCTGTTACTTCGGTGTGGCTTTCTGTAATAACCTTTTTAGTGGTTTCTATAGGAGCATTTTCCATAACTGGTTTTAAGTACTTCTTGAATGCTGCGTCGAGTTTATCTGTTGGGACTGATTCCAGCAGTGTAGACATAACAGCGGCTTTGTCTTTGCTTAGTGTACCAAGCAATTTGTTGATTGTGTCGTTTCTTACAATTGATTCGTTGATACGACTTAGTTCTTTAGATTTTGCCTTAACTTCAGCCTGAGCGATAGCAGCAGCATCTTTTGCTTCAGTAACCTGATTCATCATTTTACTGATTTGGCCCTGAAGTTTTTTAAGATCTGCTCGCTCATTAAGGTAACTGCTACCAAATTCAGCTGCAAAAGCTTCAAAGATCTTACGACCAAAATGATTTTCTCTTGCTTCATGAATATCGGTCTTTAGTTGAGTTAGTTCTGAACGTAGATGGTTTGTAACAGTAGATTCCACTAACTTGCTTGCTTTTCTAACAAAACTGTCTTGTAGGCTTTCGAGGCGCTTGCGTCCTTCTCTTACTACACGAACTTTTGTTGCAGCTAGATCAGCTTTGTCTTGTGCAAATTCAGCAATCTCTGCACGTAGATTTTGGGCCACAAAGGATTCCAATTTACGCATAGCTGATTGCATACCTTGACGATCGCTACGAAGTTCAGCAATTTCAGCTGTTAGGCTTTCGCCCAAATAGCTGTCAAAGTTTTTAGCTTTGGTCATCATGCTGTTTGTAAACTTTACACGATCTTCTGTTAGCGCATCACGCTCAACAGCAATCTTAGCAATTTCTGCTGAGAGTGATTCTGTTACCATTCGGTCCAGAGCTTCCACCATGACGGTACGGTCGTGTTGATAACGACTGGCCATCTCTTCGCGGATTTCTGTACGGATCTGCTCACGAGCTTCTGTAAGTTTAGCATTGAATGCTTCTTCCAAACCCTCACGAGTTTCTTCATTCAGGATACCACTATCTAGTAATGGTTTTAGACTTTCAAACATATATTTCTCCCGAACTTATGTTATTTTTAATTCAGCAATAAACTTACGAACTTCTTGTTCCAAGTATTTCTGAACTCTTTGATCATTCTTTAATTCACGGGCCATATCCAGAACACGATGTCCACCGTTCATATTCATCAGTCCTTCATAGACTGCTGTTGGGTAGGCATTAGGTGCACTAGGTTGTGCCACTATATCTACAGTGACGATGTCAAAGTCGCTCACTGCGCCGTCGTGTTCATTTACATTACCTGATCCACGACTGCTAACTCCTAGTTTCACGCCACTTTCTAACATGGTGCGGACTAAATTACCCATTGGTGTGGGTAGGATCTTCATTTTGCCGTAACCATTTGGACCGTCTAGCCACATTTCAGTAATCATGTGACAAACACGGTCCAGGTTAATGCGTAGGTTTGTGGGGTGGTCTACTTCGCCGAGAACTGAATAACCAGTTTGAATCTGTTTGTTAAGAGATTCAATGGCTTTGCTTATCTCATTTACAGGATAAACTCTTTGATTTGCGTTTTTAAGACCACCCTGTATGCAAATACCCTTTAGATAAAGATCTTTGCCTTCAGCACCATGCTGCATTTCCATTTTAGCTTGGTCGTAGCTTAGATTTTCTATCAAAAGAGCATTCATTGTATTTTCCCTAAACCGCTATTAATCAATAGTGCTTTTCTTATTAATACCTGATGGCTCACTTGTGGTGGGCTTTTTAGCATTTGTAAAGGTCTTACCAGCTTTTGCTCCAGGAACATTCTGGAAATTGCCAGCGCCAGGTAGGTTGCCCTTGCCTTTGCTGTACTGGTTGCTTGGATCTTTATAAGCCTTGTCGTCTGGGCTCTGCTCTGAACTACCACGTGCGATATTCTTTGTGCTACCGCCCATGTCGTTCTTGCCAGCTACGATGCTTTTTGTGTTTGTAGCACCTTTAACGCTGCCGCTGTCTGCGCCAACTGCTGAACCTTCGCTGTTGCCAGGATTTTTCACCTTTTCAACATATTCACGCACGACACTTTCAGCTGGTGCAAATCGGTTTTGACCACCCATATCGTCGTTGCGTCTACCATCGAAGTCAGGATCATCTATACCATCATGATGTTCTGGCTCATTAGCTTCATCTGACATTAGTGCTTCAAATTCTGCTTTAAGTTCATCCAATGCATCTTCTAGATCCATCACACGATCTTCTACGCTACCTTCGTCATGGTCCATACCGCCGAATTCATCACCTTCTTCGTGACCAAATTCGTCATGGCCTTCTTCGTCATCATCATCAGAGTGCATGTCCATACCTTCATGATCAGCAGCAATGTCGCCCATCATATCGTCGGTTTGGTCTTCTTCTCCGGTTTCATCCATGAAACTTTCTTCCATGTCTGTATCCATTTCTTCTGCTACTAGATCGTTGTAGATTTCGCGGCTTTTTTCAACAACCAAATTGTGAAAAAGTTCTTTAGCTTCTTCGTTTTGATCATTGATAATGTATTCAATTAATTGTTCATAGCGACTACGCATTAGTAAAAACTCCTGTAAAGTTCTGTGCTGTGATATTATTTAAGAGATGGTTGTAAATACCGGCTCAAACGGTTGTTTTTTGGCGTTTTTTAAAATTATGCCATTGGTTGAGCTGGCGGGGCTGCATACATTTTCTTAACCAGTGATAGATGCTCGTGTTTTTCAACATTGCGTTGATCGTTCATCTTTCTTAATTGATTGATATGCGCTAAGGTTAATTTAGTTTTGCGAGCATCAGTCATCTTATAGGTACTTTGATCTTGGCTGAGATCTTGGTAACCGGCCGTACGTTCATTAAACATTTCACAAAGTAACATCTGCTGCTCCTGATTTTATTTATTGAGCCGCGCCGCCGCCAGCAGCACCGCCACCAACGCCTGGTTGTCCTCCAGCAACACCGCCTGCACCCACTTCACCTTGCGGCATCTGTCCTGGTACTTGTTGTCCAAGATCTGCAGGTTGTGCTTCTAGACCAGTAATATTGTCTAGATCTGTATTGATATCGCCGGGTGTGACACCAACGCTGCGCAAATCTGTACCTTGTATCTGACTATCCATGGCCTGATCACCACGTTCTTCTTCCCAAAGTTTTTCGTTTTCTTTAATTTCCATTTCGGTGAGACCCAAATATTTTTTGAGCATGAAACGCTTGCTGAGATATTCTGTAGTACTAATACCAGTGAATGTTTGAATACGACTTTGATTAAGTTCTATCTCTCTATAAGCAGCAAAGTTTTGCGGCTCATTGAACCGCAATTCAAAGATACCGTTGTCTAGGTTAAACCCGCGATACTTTAGGAACATCTTAAATTCTTCGTCAAATCTAACACTGATATAACGCTGCAAGCGTTTGCAGTATTCGTTAAAACGATATTCCTGTATAAGTGCTGTGGTTACTTTACCGTCAGTAAATGCACGATCTGAATCTTCTGGTCCAGTGGGCAAATAACTTGACGGAATACGTAAACTGCGGTATAATTTATTAGTGAAATATCTAAGATCGTCAATTTCACCTAAATTTTGCCCGCCTGGTAGAACTTCCACACTGCTACCACGACCTTCAGCAGTCTGTGGAAAAAAGTAATCTTCGTTAATGCTTAATGGATTATAGCTGGCATCCATTAAGTTAGCACCACCCCCACTCTGTGTGGGTATGCGGCGTTGATGTATCTCATTTTTTACACGCTCCACAAACTGCATAGCCAGATGTGCTGGCATGTTGCCCACATCAATTTTAAACATGCGGCGTTCTGGTGCACGTTGTACACGGTAGATGATAATAGCATCTTCCAACAGTTCTTTTTGTTTATACACCTTGAATATGCTTTCAAACACGCTAACGCCAAACGGCCAATTAACATCTAACCCCTCTGTGAGGCTTAGATGGATAACATGCGCAGCATCAACTGGAAACTCGTTGTTACCAGCACCAAACCTATTGTTAGGACTGAAGGCTTCTCCACCAGCTGTGTAGCTGCGGCTGCCGCCCATGAAAGGTGCATGAGCATAGGTGTCGTTAGGCCCTGGGGGTTTAGTGATGGTGCTGTTTTGCAGGTTAGGGCTGATGTCTCTTATGTAATACACCTCCGGCTTGCGACCTTGGCTTTCGTTAACGATCACCTTGCTCACACGGTTCATTTCGCTCCAATACCATTTGTAGGTTTCAGGATCACGGATGAATATTTGATCTCCGTATTTGAGGGTGTTGCGGAAAATTTTAAAGATGCGTTGATTAAACTCGTTGAGATTATACCAAGCCTTTAACTGCTCTTTTAGAATCATAATTTCGTTTTCATTTGCATCTTCATGAAAATGTATTTCAAAAGCAGTTTTGGTTTCATCGTTAATCTGAGTGCAAAACTCAGCCAGGATATCCAGCGCAGCGTTTACTTCGCTGTCCAAATCCATGTTTTCATACTGTGAGTAACGATCCACACGATTAGGATGTCCTGAATACACATCCGGAAGCATGCTCTGATAGTTACGGAAAGCAGCGTTGGTTTGTGAACTCAGATAATTGTAACTGTAATCAGTGGTGCTACCATTTACAGGTGAGTAGACGCCGTCTGATACGATACGCCAATGTTTTTTCCATCCAGCCATAGATAATGATTCCTCTAGTGATATTTAACTAATCTATGCATATAACTAGCCTATTCTGACACTGGTGGTTTCAGTATGGTCTTTGATTTGACGTAGATTAGCGTTCATCTCATCCACCTTTTGATTTAACGTGGTTAACAATGCCACGCTTTGTTGCTGCGCTGCCTGTGCTTGTGTTTGTTGATTTGAATCGTTGGTAATAGCAGTTGTTTGAGCTTGTTTTTCTTCTGCTTTTTTCTTTTCATCCAACACTGTTACGAGATCTTTCATAGCACCAGTAATAGTAGTAACATCCATTTGTGGATTGGTTATAGGTGTTGTTTCAGCAAGCGGATCTGAAAGTTTTACAACAAGACTTTTGCTTGTGTCTATACCTGAATTTAATTGGGCTTGAGTTTTTGCTTCCTCAGCCTGACGTTTTGCTTCTGCAGCAGGTATGCTGATCACACGCAAGACATTATTCAAACTGTCTTTTATTTGTTCTGGCATATTTTTTATTGTTGTTTCTATAAGTTGACGTTGAAATTCCGGATTGTCTTTGTGACTTTCTAGACTTTTAGCCAATGTTCTAATGTTGGTATCAAACTTAGCCTGTAGTTCTGGAGTAAGATTTGTTTCATAACGACGCAGTCTACCAGCAGCAGTGTCGCCAAACTCAGCACCAGAAGTGGTTTCAGTGTTTTTGGTTTGAAGTGTATCAGCTATCTTACTATTAGAATTGGTTACATTCTGCACAGCCGCAGCCACCGAACTGTTTGTGGCTTGTGCTTGTGTGACTGCATTAGTTCCAGCTTTAACCACTTGCTGTGTACCTTCACCACTTTTCTTAATTTCTTCTGCTAACTGTTTTGTAGCTTGTGTCTGCGCAGCAGCTGGTGCCACCACTGTTGCTTGGCTTTGACCAGCATTCTTTTCTTGGGTGTCAGCTAATTTTTTTTGTGCTTCTTCTTGTAGTCGTAATTCTTTTTCGCGGGTCTTTTTTATTTCTTCGTCTCGTTTATCTGACTTAATGAAGTTTTCGTATATGCCTTTAACGAACCCTACTATACCGCCTGTAACACCCCCAATTGCGCTGCCGGGTACAGCTCCTACGCCAGCAACTAATGCGCCTGTTGCTGCACCTCCTAGCATACCATAACCGGCACCACTTGCAGTTTGACCTACAACATTTGATGCTTTTGCCATAGTAGGCATGTTTTCTCTTTCAAAATATTCTTGAGCATATTCTGAACCTTTTTCCATACCAAGTGTTACTAATCCAGGGCCAACTGCTTTAACAACACCAACAACTTTAGTGCCAACTGCAACAAGGTTTTTGCCCATGTCTACAGCAGCAGTGCCTACATTTTTAATACCACTTACTATTCCGCCACTAAACATGTTTTTGAACGAAACAAACATGTCAACTATTTCTAACCAAACATTTTTTAAAGTTTCTATAGGACTCATTAAAGCTGAACCAGCAGTTTTTAATGAATCACCTATACCACTAAAGGCATCTCTTATGGGTTTCACTAGCACAGCAACACCAGCTGCTATCGCAACTCCCATATTTTCTAGGAAATTCCAAAAGCTATTTGCTGCAGTGTCTTGCGGTAGTTGCGCACCTTTGTTAAGCCATTCTCTAATTTTACCAAAAAATTCGTTCATAGTGGTTATACCACCCTGCATGATGTTGAACACGCCCTGCATTCCTGCTTCACTAGTAACAGTTTGATTTATACTTGTGCGAAGAGTGTTGAAATACTCAAGCACTTTACCCATTTGGGTAGTAATACCTGTCTGCATAGCAATTTGTTTTTCAGCTTCAGAAGCAACAGCACTACCTTCCCCAAATCCTTGTAACATACCTTTGCTGATAGCATTAAAAGTGGTAACAAGAGAATCCATTCCCTCTGCGCCCAATCTAGCACTTTTAGAAATTTGCAATGCACCTGGATCTTTCATAATATTAGCAGCAGCACGTTGACGAGCATCTGTTATATCTAAACCCACTTTATCAACATTTTTAGAAAGGTCGCTAGCACTAGCAACAGCAGTATCCACAACATCGCGAACTGCAGCACTGCTGTTATATGCCATTGCAGCATTAGCGTCTGTTATTACACCATACAATTTTTTTTGCATGAAAGCCATGCGTATGTTAGCATCTTCAGGAAGTGATATAAAAGCACGTTGGAAATTTTCAATAGCTTTAGGATTTCCAGCAAGTGCAGCTCGTACTGCTAATTCAGTAGAAAGCAATTCAGCTTCTTTTTGTTTTTTAGCCATGTCTTCGCCGGTGATGCTGGCTAAGACTTTTAAATCTTTAGCATATTGCACAGTGGTGGTTGTAAGCATCTTTTCGGCTTCTGCTTGACTATACCCTTGACTGCGCAATGTGGCCATTGTGCGAGCTAACAGCACTGTTTGGTCTTTTACATCCACAATACCCAGATTGAATAATTGAATGCCTTCGTTACCGGTACGAAGTCGTCGGCTAGCATCAGCTAAAACTCGCATACCTCCAGTAACACCTAAACCGGTAGCATCTAAATCTGTTTTGCTTTTGTCTAATACTTCAGAAAAATCGCCTATGGTTAATCCAGCTATACCAGCTGTTTTACGCAATCCTTCCATCCCAGTAGCAAAACTAGCACCCACTGTGTTGGCTTTTGCAAACGCAGTAACAAACATTGCTGCTTCTTTGCCAACAAAATCTATCACTTCAGCAAATTTATTAAGTCCAAATCCAGCTGCTTGGGCACCTAATCCTACACCAGCTAGACCCATACCAAATGGACGTAATTTACCTCCTAATAGGCCTAATGCTAACCCACCTTCGGTAGCGGCTTTACCCATACTGCTTAATGCGCCGCCGGAATCTTTGTAAAGACCAGTTACTACACCAACTGCACTACTAAAATCACCGCTAGCAGCTTGTATGTTTTTAGCAGTATTCATTATTACTGTGGCTAACGGTGCAGCTACAGAACTAACCGCATTAAAACCTTTTATTAAAGGCCTGGTCGCTTCCGCTATCTTTAATCGGAATTCCAATTCATTTTTTACAGCATCTATTAATTTTACTTGTGCTAATTTTTGTTCTAGATTAAGATGGTTATTGTCGAGTATTTGATTTTCGAGTTTGTTTAGGTTACTGCGTAACTCATTAACGCTCATGCCGCCTTCGGCTAATTGGCGGCTCCACATGCCCATGGAGGATTTTAAATCCCTACGGAACACACCCAATTCGCGAGTCACCTGTTTGGCTGCATCAGCATAGGATGAATCGGCTATTTCCTGTAGGCGTTTGCCTAGTTTATCGCTGGATCGCGAAAGATCGTCGTATGCGTGCCGCACATTGCCCGAAGCAGTGTTTTGCAAACGAATCCCAGCGTTGACATCATCTATACCTTCTTTAAGATTGTCAAAGCTAGTACCCAGCTTGTCGCTCATCTTATTAATAGCTTCAATAAACGCCTGCATAGGATCAGTGGGAGGAATTGGAACGGCCATTTTTTATCCGATAAATATACTAGTAGATCTATTTATAGGGCGAAAAATCAATGAACAATCCGTTACTCAAACACTTTAGACAGCCTGCTCTCTATGTGAAATTACCCAGCGAAGGCAAATTTTGGCCAGAAGGCAGTCTTGAATTACCGTTAACTGGTGAAATACCCGTGTACCCAATGACCACTAGAGAAGAAATTATCCTGCGCACACCAGATGCATTGCTAAACGGCGAAGGGGTAATACAAGTGATACAAAACTGCTGTCCAAATATTAAAGATGCCTGGGCAATGCCCAGCATAGATGTAGACAACCTGCTGATAGCTGTACGCATAGCCAGCTATGGTGCCAACATGGACATTGACAGTGAATGCCCCAGTTGCAAACACGAAAACACCTACGAAATAGACCTGTTGAACCTACTAGGTCAGATCCGTGCTCCAAACTATGCGGCTGGTATTGAAATAGATGGATTAACATTCCATCTTCAGCCACAAAAATACAGCGACACCAATAACCGTAGCCGTATACTTTTCGAAGAACAGCGCATTCTGGATACCATCACCGCCAGCGATATGGATGACGCTGCTAAGGTCGCACAGTTTAATACCTATCTACAGAATCTGGTAAACATCAACATGGATATGTTAACTGCTAGCACAGCCAGCATCACAGTGGATGGTGTGGAAGTGACCGATCCAGCACAGATCAAAGAGTATTACGACAACGCACCCGGTACTGTTATACGCACACTGCAGGCTCGTATAGAAGAATACGGCAAAGAAGTTGCACTGAAACCACATGCGGTTGTGTGTGAAGAATGCAACCATCAGCATGAGATAGCTGTGGAGTTTGATTACGCAAATTTTTTCGCAGTAGGCTCTTGAGGATGACTCGAGACGAGATGGCCACTGAATTCAGTAGAATGAGTGGTCAGATCAAGAGTCTAAAGCACACAGCTCTGCAGATAAGTTGGAACATGAGAGGCGGCGTCAGCTATGACGACGCCATGATGATGAGCAGTGAGGAGCGGGATATCGTTTTCCGTATAATAAAAGAAAACATAGAAACCACAAAAAAGACCGGGTTGCCGTATTTTTAAGGTTTGTACCAAAACCAAATATAACTTTCACAACCCATTAATTCAACATGTATATTGTTTTCTGCACGAAATTGATTAACAGCACTTTGAACTGTATCTAGGTTCCAATCATGACCAGCAACTATTCCACCACTGCGCACTTTATCATGATACATTCTTAAATCATTTAAAACGCCTTCATGGCTATGATCTCCATCTATAAAAACAAAATCCAGTTGGGGTATGGAAGGCAATGCTTCTGCACTATTCATTTCCATAACTTGAACCCGGTTAGGAAAGTTAGCAATCCTAGTAAAAGCTATTTGTTTTTTTTCCGATAAGATATCTTGAGATATGTGTCCAATCCAATCCAAATATCCGTGCCATGGATCAATAGCATATATCATATTAATATTAGGTAAATGGTGTAACATAAAACCTAAATTATGCCCTTCCCACACACCTATTTCGCAACCAATTAAATTTTCACCTAAATTACTAATATAAGGCAGTAATCCAATAGTTGTACCATAATTATATTCACTCATTTTTTCTTTCCTTATTTTTTATACCAAAACCACACATCAGTAGCACACAATTCAGGATCTCCCGCAAGATCATTTTCAGCTCTAAACTGCATTAATGCGCGGTTTACTTCTGGTAAACTCCAATCATGACCACTAAAAATACCACCTGAACGCACACGTGAATAATACATGCGAAGATCTGCAAGTACCGCTGCATAACTGTGATCTCCGTCTATAAAAATAAAATCCAGTTGTGGTATATCAATCAGTGCATCCACACTGTTTTTTTCAACCACCTGCACTCGGTTAGGAAAATCAGCTATTTTACCCATAGCGATTGGTTTAATCCAATTTAATACTTCCTGAGGTACATCTGCATCCCAATCCAAATAACCTTGCCAGGGATCCACTGCATACAAAGTTTTTATCTCTAAAATATTTTGTAACATAAAAGCCAGATTTGTCGCTTCCCATACACCTATTTCACATCCCACTAGATCTGTTCCCAATTCTCTTATATAAGGAGCCAGACCTATTGTAGTGCCCATATCGTATTTGTTCATTTTGTTTCCTATCTTTTTCACATATTTAGGCTTGCCGTTGGCAAGCAGTTAACTTCACTTCGTTTCGTTAACTATTTTTCTTTCTTTCTTTTGAGACTTTTCGTTAGATCTGAAGTCATACTGATCCTATTTCTAGGAACAGTATAAAAGACTTTCGTTGAGTCCTTATTCATATCATCACTGCGGAACTATGTTACTAGTGGGGCGGTTGGCCTGTACCCCTTAATCCTGCTATCCAACGGAAGCAACTGTACCCCAGTGTGACTGAGTCAGTTACCAGACAGTTGCTTTTTCTCAGAGCTGTCATCATTTAGCCTATCGCGTGGCCGTGCGG